ATGAACCTAAAAGACAGAAAACTTCAAGAAGCAAAAACAAAATTAACAGCATTAGAAGAAAAACTAAAATTCTTGGAATTCTCTAATTTACAGGATAAAGAAGAAAAAATAATAGACTGTAAACATGCAATAGAAAAACAAAAACGTATAATACGAAATGTCGAAAGTTATTATTAAAAGATACAGTGTCATATTTTATGGCATTGTTTTTTTTATTTTTAATAAAAAATTTCCGAAAAATAAAAAAAGACTGATCATTTACGACCAGACTTGAACGATATACATTTATATGTATATTCCTGCCTATAAATCTTCCTTACTAAATTCAATTATTACTTTGTCGTTTTCATCAACAATTGCAAGCCTATTCCCTGTCATTTCAGCCAGCTCAATTAAATCCTTTGCCGTATATGAGCCTCTTTTCATTTTGTTACTTAGACTACTCTTACTCATTGACATGTGATTAGCGTAATCAGTTTGATTGAATCCAAACAATGCCAATAAAGATATTATTTTTTTATTCATTACATATCACCTCATTAGTATTTTATCACATGAATATAGTTCATTCAATAGTGAAAATAATTCATATAAAAATGTATTTAAACATTGACAAAGTTCACGTTTTAGTGTATTATACAAGTGTAGAAAGGAGATAGGATATGAAGAAACAAAAAAAGAGTTCCAAACCAATCGTCAAACAAGTCTTGGAACTCCTCAAGTTAATACTAGAGATAATAACTCTAATATTAGCAATCATAAAGAGTTTGGGGAAATAACTCCCCTCTCTCTTAATGATTATATCATATCTTTCTCATAAACGAAAGGAGCGATAATCATGAAACACTATGAAAAGATTAAAATGATACTTAACATTATAGTTATAGTATTGTTAGTAATTTTATTAATGACTTGGCTTTAATATCGCTATATAATAAGAAAAATGGAGGAAATTAAAATGGATGCAAGATTAAAAGAATTATTAGAAAAAGAACTATTAACAGAAAGTGAGATTGAGGAAGTTGAAGAACATGAAGAAATTGTTGAATTTATTAATAACGGACATTCCAGCAACAAATACACTAGCAGTACAACATGTTTTACTGTTAAGACAGCTGATGATGAAGAATTTGATATTTATTGTAAATACTAAGGTACGATAATGGTTAAAAGTTTAGCAAAAGACCGTGTAGGAACAACCGTTAGAGGATTTAAAATAATAGATTACAAACGAGAAAACAATCGGACATATTTCTATATAATATGTCCTGTTTGCGGTAATAAAAAGTGGCTGCGTTCCGATAGCTTAAATAATCCTAAAGTAGTAAGTTGCGGTTGCTATAATAAAGAAAACAATTTTATTAAACAGATTGATATTACAAACAAACGTTATGGTCGATTAACTGTAATAAAACCAACAAAAAATCGTGATAAATACAATGGTTCAGTTGTTTGGACATGTAAATGTGACTGCGGAAAAATGGTTGATGTAAGTTATAAAAATTTAGCAAGAGGTGAAGTTAAAAGCTGTGGATGCCTGCAAAAGGAAACAATGAGCAAAAACATAAAGAAAGCAGCTGTTAAACGTAATGAATTTAGAATAGATAACACTGATGTTAAAGCATTGGAGCAATCTAAAAAAAATCCTTATAGTGGCGTTACCTATGATAAATCACGGAAAATGTGGAAAGCAACTATAACATTTAAAAAAAAGATTTACCATTTGGGTAGATACCATGATTTTGATGAAGCATTGAAAGTTAGAAAAAATGCTGAACAAGCTTTATTTGATGGCTTTTTAGAATGGTATTACCATGAATTTAAATCAAAAAAAGCCTAGATCAATTAGACCTAGGCTTACTTTTTATATATTTAGTTTCTATTATATGCTCAGTATATCCATCAGTTATAACAGCAAATAATGTATAACATTTTTTCAACTGCCAAATACGATTTGAATTAATAGGTTTTTTTGTTTTAAAATCAACTGCATTAACAGTTATATAAACTTCACTCATAATAAACTCCCATTTGATTTTGAAGTTCTTCAGACAATTCAAAATATTTTTGGTACTGAGATTTATAATAATCTCTATCACCTTGAGTGTCCTGCAATTCCTGATTTGTTAATTCCAGCTTAGTTTTTAGATTACTGGATACTTGTTTTTCTTGTACCAGAGCAATTCCTAATAGTAATGATAACAGCACTAGAATGGCTAAAATTGATGTTTCTAAGCGTTTCATAGCTTTACACCTTTTTTAGATAATCACCACTAACCCAGCCGCTTGGAATTCTAGCCCATCCATTAGACCATTCTTTTACGGTAACACGAGTACCCTTGTTTAGACATCCATCTTTATCATAATCATGTTTTTTTGCATCTGTGCTAAGCTCTGCATATGTCTTACGTGGATAATTTGTCCCAGGGCCAGTACGAACACTTAAATCACTGGCAGTTACTTCATATGTTCCTAGTGATTTTGATGCATTAGAGGGCTTATTTTGGCTTGTAGAAGAACCATTAGAAACAGCTTCACTAGAGATATATCTATTTCCATTGTAATAAGCTGCTAACCATCCTGATGGTGTTCTGATCCAAATATCATCACCGTTTTTTGCAACTTCTAAGCATGATACTCTAGTACCTTTATCTAAGGCCCCATCTCCATCAGCATCATGTTTTCTACCGTCTACAGTTAATTCACTATGAGATTTAGCTCTATAGTTTGTACCAGCTCCTGTTCTGACTTTCAGTTCAGTTTGTAATGTATAAGTCTTACCAGTTGTATATCCTTCACTGGTTTGTGGTTTAGTAGGTTTTACAGTGTTGCCATAACTAACATTTACATTACCATTTGCAATGCAGTCAGCAACATCAGCTCTAAAATCATTCATTGTATATCCTACAAACTTCCACCAATGGTCAGGATCACCATGATTAGAAGCAACACCCTGTGAATGACCTTCTTTATGTGAAATAATGTCATTAGCATTTAATCCATACTCTTTACATAAATAAGCATATAACTCAATCATATTTTTAATAGCAGCATCAAAATACGCTTTATCTGAATAATCAGCAGGTTCACACATTTCAACGCCAATCATATTGTTATTGCCTGAACCATTAGAACCTGAACCGCAGTGCCAACCTCTATGATTCCATGGCAATGTTTGAATAACCTCTTTTTCATCTACAAAAGCATGAACACATACCTGTCTATCTGCAGGTCTTGGAGTATTCCATGCTTTTGCAAAACCAGCAGCAGACACATTAGGACACGCAGTAGAGTGAACCATTAACTTTGTAACTTTAATAGTTCTGCCTACTTTATAACATTCATTGTTTACTAAAAAGTTTTGTTTGATTTCCATGTTATTCTTCCTCACTTTCATCTTTATTCAGCTGCACTAATGCATCTTTTAATTTATCAGGGATTTTTACTCCTAAATTAGAAACGTTTTCTAATAAAGAAATTCCCTCATTTGCGATGTAGAAGTAACACACAAGTGTACGAAATACCCATGTGCCAGTATTCATTAATCTATCTAACATCACTGCTACAATTAAGATGACAAGGATCATAAATTTCTTTACAAGTCCTTTAAATCCAACTTCACTGTCTAACAGATTGTTTTGGTAGGCAACGATTACACCAGTCGCATAATCTAAACACATAAATACAATTAAAATACCAATTGCTGCATCCCAGCCCCCGAATAAATACGTAAAAAAAGTAGCCACAACAGCTACAGTACTATTAAATACTTTTTCCATTTTTTTCATTTTCCTCACCTTCGGTTTAAATTTTATTGAATACAGTTGTCATCGAATCAGCAGATTAGTGCACTAATTCTTCATGCCCTAACTCGATTAAGATTTTTTTAACTTCCTCTTTTAACGCTTTAGGTACTTTGTCATACGTTAATTTTTCATCTAAAATACGATATACTAAAAAGTTGGCCATTTTACTCACCACCCATCATTGTTAAAATTAAATCTTGAACAGCTTGTGCTGTTACTTCTTGTTCTCGTTTTAATATTTCTAATTCACTAGGTTTGTTCATTTCCTCAAGTTCTTCATATGTATAAGGAATATAAACATAAATATTTTCGTACTCGTCAAACGCTTCTTGAGGCGCTTGATAAGGAACGTCAATAACTTTTGATACATCTTTACCACCATTCGGATATTCCGCAATAGTTTCGTAGTGCCATTGCTCCTTAATTTCTTCTACAGCTTCATGGTGCTTCACAAATAATTTATCCAGTTCCAAATGTCCTTTATTTAAATCATATTCTTTTAATTCCTGTGTTTTATCTTCATTAAAAACTCTCATATTTGCTCTCCTTTAAGAAACACGTTTCCACATATATACTAATATCGTAGGTTGTATATTTTGTGCATCACCATCACCAGTATAACCAGTTTCATTACTAAACTTTGAAACATCTACCCCCTGATAGTTCCAATCTGTACCCGCACCATTATTTCTACGTCCGTCACTGTTCCAATACATATGTTGGTGCTTTTGCAACCACTTACTACCAATTGTTTTACCTGCGCTTTGGTTAAAACTAGTTTTTGTGTTTGTATCATCATCTTCCTCATTGATACCAGCTGGTGTATACCCTTTTATTCGTTCCCATGTTCCACCAAATAAACTTCCTGGAGAAGTCGATTTTACACTCATATAAATAGCACCAACGGGATAAATATCATCTTTAAGTGCTAAATCTTTAAACACATAGTTCGAACCTTCTTTGTATACCCATTGTGGCTTTTGATTCTTATCATAACCATACAAAGCTGCGGGCAATTCGTCAGACCCCAATGCCAATAAACCACCACGTATTGTCCCAAATGCCTGTTTATATCCACTGGCAGTATTAATTTTAAAGTAAAGAGCATCTATATTAAAGTCGCCCTCCATAGTACCGCCTTTAGTTGAAATGAATTTAGATTTCAGTGAATTTAAAGCACGTTTTAATTTGAGTGTACTTATAATTTTATCGTCCATATTATTCACCTACCCGAAAATTTCTGTAATTATAGCATCAATATCTGAATCAGTAGCATAACTCATACCATCTAACTTTGTTTTGTCCTCTTTGCTCATTAAACCGTTTGTGGCAGAACTGGCTAAACCGTAAGTTGTATCTTGTGCGGGAATGCCTAAAGCCGTAATATCTGCTTTGGTAACCGCAGCAACTTGGCTGATATGTCCCGTTGCATCTACAACAATTTTATATAACCCGCTTGCACGGCTTGTATAGGACGGGTGAGTATAGTTATTAAGAGATGCTAATTTATTCTTTTCGGCAGTTGTATAATCATTTGTACTAAGCCCTTTACCGCTGACTACATCAACCTTAGCTGCCAGCTTGGTATTCATTTCGGCTTCTGTGTAATAACGGTCATCATGCGTATGTGTACTTGGTGGAAATGTACTCGGTTTCCCCGTAACACCGCTCCAAGGCACACTTGTAGCAGCACCAGCAGTATAAACCTCATATCCCTCATCAGTAGATAATTTTGTATCATCTACAACGAAATACATCAGACCCGTAGCAGTAACCTTAACCGTATCGCCAACTTGTACTGTTGCAGTGGTTAAGGCTTTACGTGCGGTATCATCAGCAACAACTATACATCGTTCCAATGCCCCTTTTGGTATTCTTTCGATATCAATAACACCGCTTATAATTTTTCCAGCATCAATACCCGTAATATCCGCGTTTCCATGTTGATGTGTTTTGTTAGCTTTAGCATCTAAAGCGTTTTTTGTAGCAGTAGAAACAGGTTTGTTTAAATCGCTTGTATTGTCTACGTTACCAAGTCCCACTTCGCTTTTTGTTACATTCCCCCAGGCAATAGAGCCAGCGGTAGTACCGGCTTTTAAAACTTTCCCGTTATTTGTTGTTCCCGTTGCTGGAACATGCATATTCCCATCACCGGTTGGATGTGTATAATTATTAAGAGAAGCTAGTTTATTCTTTTCGGCAGTTGTATAATCATTTGTAGACAGCTGTTTCCCATCTACCTTATCAACTTTGCCGTTAAGCAGTAAATCTTCTTTAACGGCTAACTGCTGACCGAAATCAAGCAGATTATCAGTTGTAATAATTTTACTCATTTTTTTATCTTCCTCCTCGAATATTTTCTATAATATTGTCTATATCTTCATCATTTGCGAAGTTATAGCTTGGTCTCAAATTTGGAGTTATAATTTCTTTGTATCTGTCGGTTACTTTTAATTTGTAAGTTTCAACATTATCCTCCACTACGTCAACAACTGGACTAAAACCATCGAACTCCCCGTTATTTACTCTTTTCTCCAAATCTTCTACTGCATTAAGCATCTTGTCATATAAAAATTCTAAATTCGGATCAACAGGGAGTTCTTCGACATCCTTAGTAAACATAGCCTGATTTATTTCCAGTTTAAACGGATTCATTACCCGTCTTCGTCCTTTACTGTCTCTGACAATCATGGTGCATGTATATACCCCAGCATTAGCAGTCAGGTCCTCAGTTATAATAAAAGAGTTTCCATGTAACGGAACCTCTTTTATTGTCTTACCCTTATATGCAATTTTAAGATCATGTTTATAATCATTTTTAAATAAATCATCATTTAGAAATCTTACAATGGTAACTTCGCTATCATACTGGTTGGCAACTTTTCGCGTGGTTATAGTGGAATGATCAATTTTTAAACTAATATCAATATAATTAATCATACATACCTCCTAACCAAAAACTTCTGCAATCATTTCATCAACATCTGCATCAGTTGCATAGCTTAGATCACCGGCACTCGGCATCGTAAAATCCAGTACGGGAGCTTCAGGTGTTCCGTGTATTGTTATACCAGGATTTCCGGTTGTTACATTTCCAATAGAAATTTTAGGGGTTGCACCAACCGCACCGATAAAATCACCGTTTTCAAGTTTGGTATTTATTTCATCAACTGTATCATTGCATTTTTTTACTGCATTAGCAGTATCATTTTGCCTCTTCGTCTCATTTTTTTGACGAACTGTTTCATTCCTGCTTACAGTTTCTTCCAGCGAAGATAATTCATTGAGCTTATTATCTAAAGCAGTCTGTTGTTCAGCCGCCTTATTCTGCTGTTTTTCTGCCTCTGCTGCCAGTTCCTCAAGATTTGTACCTATCTCATCAAATCGGTCTCCAAAATCATTCTCAAACAAACTGTCCATATAATTTTTGACAAGGATATGCCATTCGTTTTCTGTAGGCAGTATCACTTTTCCGTTTGGAGCAGCTCTTACTTCAAAGTTAATCTGATTGGTTTTTATTATTTCTTTGACATTCACAAGTGCAACTGCAAGATATAATGGACCACTGGATTCGAAGGCTTCAAGCGGTATTAGATATTTTTCGTTTTCTATTGGCAGTATAATCTTGCAGTATACTCCATTTAAATAATATCCACAGTGGACTTCTTTTATATAGTTGCTGTACGATGAATCATTTTCCAAAACAACTGGAATATTTGCACTGCCCTGTGCCGGTATTTCTATAGTGTCACTGCTTATCGTGGCTTCCTTTCTTTTTATCTTTATTTCCAAGATTATCCACCTCCAAACTTCTCATTTTTACTAATTCCGATTCTAAAAGTTCTATTTTTTTATTAAGTTTCTGTACCTTCTGAATGCACGCCATTGCTAATGCATTATAATCTACAGACAAATAACCATCCTTATCTTTTGTAATCAGGTACTCAGCAAATCTGCTGTCTTTCAAATCATCTGCGATTACACCAACAACATTATTTCTTTTTCCTATATAATCAAAGCTTTTTATTTTTATTTCATCAACAAGGGCGGATATATCTATATCATCGATATTTTTCTTTAAACGTATGTCGGATCCGACATTTATTGGAACTGATGAAGAAATACTCGAACCACTAAGGAAAATATGATTTGAAGCCAACAGCTGAATATTAGTTCCGTCTACAGAAGTAGTAGGAGGATTTGAAGATAAAAATCTAAGCACTGTATTTCCACCCATTATTGCGGCATAATCACCGTTGCCGGCAAAATATATATTTCTTCCTATCGTAATATCCTTATTTGTAGATATACTGCTTCCGTTTATTTCTCCGCCTTCGATTTTAGAACCTTTTACGGTACCTGAAAACTCAGCGTCAGTTGCTTTCATATATCTTGTTACAAGCTCTCCTCTATCCATATCCCAGTAACTGTTGCCCTTCCTGTCACTTAGAATCCCAGTAATTATGTAGTCAGCAACTATACTTTCAAAGTTTATAGCCGTTCCCCATTTCCAGTCAGTATCAGTCTCGTTTCTCTTTTTTGATATTTGAATTCCCTGAGTCCCTATGCAGAGTGCACCAAAAGTTGAGCTTTCTTCATCTAAGTCCTCGAAAAGAATTGCTCTTACATCCTGCTTTTTTGCAATGTCTTTCTGCGCTCTTAGTGATGTATTAAGCAAATCTATTACACCTTTTATCTTTTCTGCTATAACTGTACCTCCGGGACTTATCGCATTTGTAACAGAAGAAATAATGGACGTTGTATCATTAATATAGCTTGATTCATAATCTCCCAGCGTCAGACTTTCTACTTTTTCGGTTATACAGTCATAGGTCATTTTAATCACTCTTGCATTCGTAACGACACCAAGTTTTCGATGTTTCACATGAACGTTATCACCCAATACCACTTTCAATAGTCTAATATACTCTTTATATTCATCAGTTCTTGAGAGATCTATCATACTAACATTGTAGGCAATCTTCGGAAGGTCAATGCCTGCTTCATACTCTTTTGCAGCTCTTTCTCTCAGTGCTGAATATAGTTCTTCCAGTGTATCGCATACCGTAACACCATTTAACTCATCACCTTCCTGAACATCGGCAGATAATTTAATATCAGGATATTCAATTATCCGTTTGTATTTTTTCTGATAGTTATTTAGGAGTGGACTGTTTATGCTTTCATTATCTGGAAGCATATATCCGTTGTACGCTTTAGGAAATATCATCGTAACTACTTCGCTCATATCTACTTTCTCTTCTACACCGGTAAGATTGAAACCAAACTCAGCACGCAGACCATTATCGCTTCCAATTCTTTCGTTTATGTAGATATCAAAATTATCAAAATAAATTTCCCCTCCCCATCTGTTAAGAAATGAGTTCTCGTCATCACTCATTAGACATTCAACAGCATTTTTCTGCTGCCAGTATGCAGTTGAAACTAGTTTTATATCTGAATGGCCATGATACTTCCCCTCAGGATCGAATATAGAATCCATAGCTCCCTGCCCATCAGCCTTTGTCGGTCTTGTATCCCACACCATTACTTCATCTTTTGCATCCATGAATACAGGTCTTGCAGATGCTGTAATACTGTCATCAGCTTTCTGCACATTATAGATACGGTAAAGCTGTTTTCCATATGGTGTAGGTACTTTTATCACTGCTTCATATACGAGTATCTCTTTATTTTTTTCAGATGGTGCAGTTAGTTCAAGCTCCCATGCACTGTTCATCTCAAACTCAATTTCGCAGCTTTCTGCTTCAATGACCGCATCACCATTCATATCATAGTTTTCATTTTCAGGGCTGTAAACCTGTATCATTATAAGTACCTCCAGTTTGGTATTATTTTAAGCTCAAATCCTTCTGTTATTGTAATACTGTTTTTTCCTTCTACAAGCATAAGAGCATCATAATCAGCATTGATAGCACTGTTTTGTAAAGTGCCGTCTTCCCGGTATGATACCTTTAAAACAGTATCTATTGTAAGATTTTGACCGACATTGCATTTACACTCATTCCCGTTAACATTTAAAATACATGTTCCTTCACCTTTTAAGATATATACAGGTTCGGCTTCGTCATGGCGGTTTAAAAGAATATCCTCTATATCGTATTCTTTTAAACCAGTCTTAAGATAAGCATATACATCGCATGTGACGGTAACTGTAAACTCTCCGCTCTCTATCACTCTGCGTTCATTTGAACTGAGTTCTATTCTTTTTATACGGTAGTAAATATCAGGGCAGTCACTGAACGATAGTCTTTTATGTCCGCTTTTAAACAGCCATCTTTTAACCTCGTGCCATTTAATACCCCACTGGTATTCAGAAGATATATAGTTCATTTCGATTTCAAACTGTATATCTTCATATGTGCCCATGTCTTCATAAAGTTTCCCGTTTCTGCCCGGAATACTGTATTCTTTGTAGTTTTTAACCGGAGCTGGAAACTCCGGTCGTTTTGTTACAGCAAGTCCCATCTGAACTGATGTAACATCATCCAGTGAAATATAGTACATATCTATACCCCCTTAAATACCAGTTTAGAATGCTGTACCTTTGTCATCCTGCGTTCAATATTCTGATAGATTGGCTTACCATCAAGTGGAACAGTATTATGGATTTCTATTACTGCCTTACTATCCATAGATAGAGCCCTTGATACTGTTGCCTTAACATCTGGTGTAAATGACGATGTCATTTCTCTCTGCAGCTGACTAAGAGGCTTTAATGCAAGTTCGCTGTTTTCTTCAATACCAACACCGATACCGGCAGCAAGGTTTTTACCGATAAGATCTCGCATAAGTCTAGACGGTGAATGTATTCCAAATGCACTCATAAGACCGCCCAAAAAGCCATCTGCAAAACTAAATATCTTATCCTTGAGCCAGTTTCCCATTCCTGTTATTCCATTCCAGATTCCCTCAACAATATTTTTTCCGATATCAAGCATTTTACCAGGAAGTGAACTAACACCTTCAACTACTGCACTGACAAGTTTTCCTGCGGCGTCTTTTCCTTTGTTCCAAAGTTCCAGTCCCCATTGAACAATTTTATTTGCTGCATTCGACAACCAGTTCCACATTTTTTCTGGAAGCTGACTGAAATAGTTGATTATACCGTCTACTGTCTTACTTATCCACTCAACGGCACTGTTGTATGTATTAGTTCCCCATTGAATTACGTTATTCCATGCATTTACAAGCCATTCCCATATTTTTCCGGGTAGCTGTGAGAACCAGGTTACTATGCCGTTTATAAATTGAGGAACTGTTACTGTCATAAAGTTTGAAAGGTTAATTCCCCACTGAACGATATGACCTACTATCTGTCCAACAGCAAATCCAATTTTATAAGGCAGTTCATTGAACCAGGTAACTATTCCATTAACAAACTCTCCAATTCTTTCCGGGATAGACTGAAAGAACGCAACAAATTCTTCTATTTTCTGCGGTATTGTCTCAGTAAAAAAAAGAGCTATACTGTCGACAAGCCCCTGAAAAAAGTTTACAACAGATTTTATTACCCCATTGACCGCATCTCTAAACCATTCACATTTTGTATAGAGCAGAACAACAACTGCAATAATTGCTGTTATCGCCGCAATTACAGGATGTGCTGTTATTGCACTAAAAGCACCCGAAACTGCTTTTCCTATACTGCCAAAAGCACTTTTGATTATCCCTGATGCTTTGGTAAACGACGGTCCGAGCTTTGTACCAAGATTGATTATATTCGATATTCCCTGAGCAGTTTTTCCGGCAATTATAAGGACTGGTGCGAGTGCAGCCACAATCAAACCTACTACTGTTATAACTTTTTGAGTAGCCGGAGACAAAGCAGAAAATTTGTTCACAAGCTCTGTTATAACTTTTGCAACATCAGAAACTATCGGGGCAAGTGTTCCACCTATAGCAATTGCAGCCGTCTCGATAGAGCCTTTCATTTCCTCGATTGCACGGGAATACTCACTCATTTGAGAATCAGCAAGTCTGGAAGCTGCCTCCTGATCATTTGTTGCATCAGTATATTTTTTAAGTCCTTCTGCACCGCTGTTCATTAAAACGGTAGCAGCACGCATCGCATCACTGCCGAAAATGGTTTGCAGTGCAGCATCACGTGTTGCTGCATCAAGCCCGCCTAGTTTATTTTGAAGTTCTTGAGCAATTTCAGTAGCTCCTAGCATTTCTCCACTTGAATCTCTCGTTTTGATTCCCAGCTGTTCAATCTTTTCTGCCGCTTTGTCTGAACTAGGAGCAGCAAGCCTTTGAAGCATAGTCTTTAATGACGTACCTGCATCTGAACCTACAATACCGGCATCAGCAAATTTTCCAAGTACTGCTGTTGTTTCCTGAATGGACCATCCGGCATTGTTTGCCTGAGCAGAGCATTGAGCAAGGCCTTGAGTAAGCGGCTCAACGTCAGTTGATGAGGCTGCCGCAGCACCAGCAAGTGCATTTACAGCTACTGATACATCTTCGGCGGTTAATCCAAAAGCCCCCATAGCCTGTACCACAACATTCGCTGAATTGGCAAGATCCATTTGTGATGATGCTGCAAGATCCATTGTAGCAACCAGCGCTCCGCCTTTTATATCAGCTGCACTCAACCCGCCTTTTGCAAGTTCTGTCATTGCCTGACCGGCTTCACTGGCTGAAAAGATAGTATCCTGTCCTACCTGAATTGCAAGTTCGCGCAAATCATTCATCTTTCCAACAGGAATATCTAAAGCCCCTGCTGCCTGAGACATAGCATCTTCGAAATTTATTGCAACTTTTGTAGCTGCACCACCGACACCGGCAAGACCTATGCTGAGCGGTGTTAGTTTCTTTCCAGCATTTTCGAGGTTAGTTCCCATTTTTTCAGCTTTGATTCCAAAAGCCTGTACCTTTTCACTAAATACATTTTGCTGTTCACTAAGTCTTTTTATAGTCTGTTCAGTATTTTTGATCTGTCTTTCCAGCTCTATGTATTCAGAACTGTCAATGTTCTTGCCACTGTCTATAAATTGCTGCTGTGCTTCTTTTAGCATATTGAGTTTTTCTTTATTTTTGTCGACAGCTTCACCTAGTACCCTTTGTTTCTGAGCAAGTAATTCAATATTTGTAGGATCTACTTTTAGAGCCTGATTTACTGCTTTAAGTTTTCCCTGTAATTCATATGCTTCGGTATTTGGTTTTTTTAATGCTTTTGAAAGTGCGGTAGTATCACCGCCGATTTCAAGTGTAATACCTTGTAATTTACTTTTGGCCATAACTTCCTCCTTTCATTAAAATCTGTCAAAGTCACGCTGAGTTGCCTGACGTACCTTTCTAGAATCAGATTGATCTGCATCATTTACATTATTAAAAGTGATGATGATATCCAAAAGTTCACCAACATCACTTCTATATATGTCGTATGTACTTAGTCCTATTCTCAGGCATGCAATCATCAGTTTTTGAAACGTTACCGGTTCTTCTTTTTCATTCGATTGTTTTTTTTTGGTTTTACAGTTGGAGTATTTGAATCGCTTAAAAGTTCCTGAATGTCTTCATAAGACGAAATAACCGCAAATGGACTTTTAAACTGTTCAAGCCATTCAGAAACAGGTTCGATTTTTGGATTCGCCTTATAAGCAAGTACCCACGCAATATTTTCTAAAATTTCTGCAACTTCAATATCATCAAACTTTTGATTTTTAAATGCTGTTTCCATTTTGAGAATGTCCGTAAGCATATCTCTCTTAAAAAAATGGCGATACTCTCTTAAAGTACCGCCATTTGACATCATGGGAATCTGTTTATCTTCAATTTTTATTACTTTATACATCTCTTTTTATTCTCCTTTCGTTGGAACAGTTGGAGCAGTTGTAAAAAAGGCAGCATATTTTTCTGAAGATACTGGAACTCTGGATTTTACGATATTACCAAACTCTGTTACCAGTGGAACTGATGTAAACGGAATTGTGGTCGTATTTGGCTCAAGTGTATCCTCTTTTGTATTTCCTTCAATCGAAGGTCTGCTAAAAGTTGTATTGTAAATAATATATTTTGTTGCGTTTTTATCTCCTTCAAACTGGAACATGAAATATGCTAATTTCTGTACCGGGTTTGAAATTTCCACAACCAACCCTTCCTGCGAAGCTACAGCACCAAGATATTCCGTTTCAAACCAGTCTGGAACTTCTGCCATTTCCAGCTCTCCAGTATAACCGTTATTTGTATTAGTAACATAATATGCTGTATTATCAGCGTAGAATGTATTTGTTTCACCTTCTGCATCCATTGTAAGGTTTACTGCTCCGGGATATTTTTTTGGGATACTGAACGATGGAGTACCATCACTTAAAGTTACTGTACCTACATGGACGTTTGACAGTCCAAATCTTACTTTGTTTTCTTCAGACATCTATTTTCCTCCTATTTTTTTTATTGTTCTTTTTAACAGTTCTTTATTTATATAATCATCGCCGTATTTGAAGTGCGGCTGCGGGGCAGTTCTTCCGCCCTTTGTCAGTGCATGACCGTTTTCTAGCAGATGAGTAAGCCGATATTCGTCACCACTGGCATATATAACATTTTTCTTTTCAGTAACACTTTCATACATTGTACGTGTTTTTAATGAGCGTTTATATTTTCCTTTTCTCTTGATTTTTCTTTTATCAGTTGGAGCATGATCCTTAACTATTTTCAATGCCTCATCGGAAATTTCATCTACAGCACTTTTTACTGCGGTGGTCACTTCATCACTGTATGTCTCAAGACAGTTCATGATTGTTTTTTCAAGCTGACTGACTTTGATTTTTTTAGCCATATAGACTATAGACTGTCATCATTACCTTTTCTTCATCGAGCCATGACTGTGATGATTTATTCCAGATGATACCGCAGTTATCGAAGTATGATTCCAGTTTTTCTTCCTCCACAAGAGTATTTTCCCTTGTGTATAATTCCAGTTGAACATTTTTAGTACTGTAATAAACTTTATTGTCTGCATTGAAATTATCACTATCAGGTACGAGATATACCATAAACGGAGGTGCTACCTCTCTGCTGAAATGACTGAATCTGCACTGAACAGTATAATTTTCAAGTCTGTTGATTATTTCTTTTATCGACATATTTTATATCTGTTCCTTTCAGGGTGATATATATGCTCGGTGGTGCGGTGTCATACTTCGGCTGTTTTAAAACAATCTCATACAGTCCTTTCTTTCCTGTTCTGTAGTCTCTTGTCTCGATAATATTGCTGCGTTCAAACACATCTACACACTCCATCGGTACTGATATCATTCTTTCTATCGTATTTCCAGATACTTTTGCATCCATAAATCTTTTGACTCCGAATGTCCTGTTTCCAAAAGATATCTCATTAAATAGATTTTTTTTTATGATACCATCCTCAGCTTCTAAAACATTTATTACGCCATCATTAAACTGCTCATTTTGTGCTTTATTCCTGCTTGCCAGCATATTTTCTCACCTTTGCCTTATTGATAAATGCTATGATTTCTTTTCTGTAATTTACATAGAAATCATCAAGAGCGTTTGCACGTTCATACATTACACGGTTCAGGAAAAGGCTTTGCGCTTTTCCTGGTTCCGTATAAATATTATTAACTCCGCTCTTTTCATCAAGATCAGCTACGGAGTTAGAAATAATGATTTTCAGCTTTTTTTCCGCTGATTCATCAATCCATGCCAGCCCGAGAAAATCCTTTGTCAGTTCTAACAGTTCCTCTTCCATACAGAGTCTCTATCCTGCCGCCTGAGTTTTTACTGTACCCTCTACCGTTGTAGTGATTGGATCGGTATTAGTTACTTCGACTTTTACAACCGCTGGTTTCAACTGACTGATATCATGGTACTGGAATGCATTGTTATCCATAGGCATACCGTTTCCGTACAATTTGATTTTGTATACCCTGTTGTCTTCAAGGAACTGGCAACTGTCATCAAATTCAAGTTTACCGTCCTTTGAACTCATACCGATACCCGCAAAATATCTGTATCCTAACCCTAGAACAGCTTTTCCTGAAGCAACTGCCGGTGACTGAATGATAGTCATCGGGTAAGGAAGAACATCATTTCTGTAGGTGCCATCGCCACCCATTACTGTTGTAGCTGGGAATACTTTTGTAAAATAGTCAACAGGATTTACGATATAAATTACATCTCTGATGGTTCGTGTTTTGTTGTTGTCATCAACTGCTAATTTTGCGATTTCTGCACCTAATGTTGCCGGCTGAAAATCTTTAATAACGGTTGCTGATTTAGCTGTATATTGAACATATCCGCTTTGTGCGCTTCCTGATTTCAGATTAGCAATCATCCCTATTGGACCCTGGTCTGTTCTCAATGAATTGATGATTCCATCTTCAAGTCCGTTTGCTAATGCATCGTACATGATTTCTCTAACGTATGTATCAAGCCATGATGGTCCTAAATCAAGCATTGCCTGTGACACTGGAATAAAAGCAGATAATTTCAAAAATGTCATATCAACTTCACTGAAAGAACTTTCCAGCTCCTTAGTGATTTTATCTGTTAATTTTCCCCATACCGCTTTAACATATCCATTTTTGTTGACAAGGAATTTGATCATTCCCATAGTATTTTGAAAATTGATTTTTTCAAGCAGTGGATGCTGAGTTCTTAAATCTTCAAACACTGAATTAATAACTGTTTCCGGCATAACAAGTTCAGGATTTGTTAATGCCTGTTTAGTATCCGATGCTCTAAATGCCTCTGCCAGCTTTTCATAATATTTCTTTTCAGATGATGTAAGCTGTCTTACTCCTCTCTGTGCAAGAATCTGAGCATCATTATTACCAGCTAACTAGCTCTTTCTAAAATGTTCTCTTCGATATTTTGAGCAAGCTCATTTAAACAGCTGGTGTATGCATCACTGTCCTCGTTATGCATAGCTTCAACCATCTTCGTTAAAATCTCTGCTCTTTTTTGATTCATAACTGCTAATGTCATTTATCTATTCCTCCTCTGTTTTTTGACATTTAAAAAACCAGCCTTTTTTCTGTAATGGCTGAGTATTGTTCAACTGTTTTTCAAGTTCTTTATTCTTAAGTACGAGTTTTGCTAGTATACCGTCGTGCAGTGACTGTTTGACTGTGTCCTCTACGATTTCAGTTGCAAAACCATAACTGAGTGCTTCGTCTGCTGTTATCCATTCCTCACGGTCCATCATCTCTTTAATCTGTTCCTCGCTGAGACTGGAACATAATTTATAGATTTCAACAGAAGGCTGAGTGATTTTCTCTATATCATCAGCAGCTTTTCTTAATGCATTTGAATCACCTGCTGCATAAGTCCATGCATTGTGGATCATAAGCAGACTTGACCGTGGCATTTTTCTTTCAGTTCCAGCCATAAAGATAACCGATGCTGCACTGCATGCAAAGCCGTCACACAATGTTGTAACAGTTCCCTTGTAATTCTTTAAAAGATTGTAAATTGCAAGTCCCTGAGCTACTTCACCGCCATAGGAATTGATTCTTACAGATAAGTCTTTTTCACCAAGCTGTGCAAGTTCTTTTGCCATGTCATAGGCGCACACCTCATCTTCATACCACTTATATGAGGTGATATCTCCATAAATATATAATTCAGCATTGTTTTCATCCTGATTAGTCAACTGATAAAAATTATTCTTCATCTTCATCACCTCCTTTCAGTGCTTTCATGAGATCTTCGACTGTAGAATAGTTCTTGGTCATAAAGAACTGATTAGCCCATGATTCGTCGATTCTGTCAAAACCGCAAATCTCACGAAGATCGTTGATACAAGTAAATCCGCTTGAAATGAGCTTATCAATTGCTGTAGCAACATCAAGCAGGTCGATATGTTTGATTGCTTTTGTATCAAATTTTACATATGTGCCTTTCAGTATCTGTCCTTTTGTAAACAGTTTTCTGTTCATTTCATCGCTGAACAGCTCTATCAGCGGATCAATGCAGAATGTCAGAAAATCATTAACTGCTTTTGAAGTATCCTGTACATCGCCGTTGGCTATGGCTGAGGGTACATTGAACGCATTTGCCGTAAGAGATATGACATCGTCAAGCAGCGCTTTGAAATCCCTTGTAGTAGACTGTGTTCCTTTGTTCTCCAGCTGCTTATATTCATACCCCTCAAATAAAGGCAGGACAGCATTTGCATTTGAAAAGAATGTCTTAAAATCCTCATTGACAAGCTGTTTGAAATAATCTTCAAACTCATCACCCTGCTCTGCAAACTGGTCTATTTTCAAAATTCCCTTGTTGCCGTTTGCAACAAGATAGCTTGAATACGCCGCATTGATAAGACCAGCATAAAGAGAAAGAGTGCCGTCAAGATAGGTTCTAAGATTTTTAGAATTCAGCTTAAAATAAAAAACCTCGCTCATTCTGAGGTTTCTGGAATATGTAAAACTGTTTACTGTAACATGCTGAAAATAGTGTTCGAAAAATGCAGAATCATCATTCAGCTGATAGTCATCTGCAACATAAAGCTCTTCATTGTTCACTACTACAAGTGCTTCATTATTTTCATAAAGATGATTGATCAGTTTTGCCCAGAACTGTGTAGCACTTTGATTCCTGTTTGGCTGAATATTCCATCTGTACCACTCATCATTCTTTACCCGCCTGTTGTTTTCATATACATTTACGGTACATTTTGAAACCGCATTTGCTATCTTGTTGGAAATAAGATTAAAGGCCAGTTCCCTAACCATAATCTCACTTGCCAGCTGAAAACATACAGCTTTGGTATCTGCTTTTTTGGGGGCAGTATCTTTGCCTGCAAGCCATTTAAAAAAATTGAATGCCATAATTCACCCCCTTTCTAAAAGGTACTCACGCGTACTCTTTTGCGTGCTCTTGATACTTTATATACAGGTGACAGCTTATCTTCGCCGCACATCGAATGCACAAGTGCCATGAATGGATCCGTCTTTCGTGATTTTGGTTCGATCTTTCCAAAAAGAAAGTTTCCCATATCAAGCTCACCATCTGTGGCAAGCGTTGACTTTTTTGTGCGAACGAGTTTTGTATTATTCGTTGCCCATCTTAAATGAGGCTGTTCACCCCAGTAAAAATACTGATTAGCAAAACATCGGTCGATTATCGGGTATATCTTCATGATATGTCTTGGTCTTATAAGAATAATATTTTTTCTTTCAATCGAATATCCAATTTCTTCAAGGCAGTCCCGCAAAATATCATATCTGTAGTCATCTAGGCAGATGGCTTTGATACGGTAGATTCTTCCTTTTTCCCTGATATATTCAGCAATCATTTTAGGTCTGATTTCGACATCATCAACCAGCTCAACATATCCTTTTTCCGCCCAGTCCATATACGGACATGTCAGTCGTGAAATTTCCGGATTGTTCATGCATATCCATGCTTTATTCATATCGATTCTAATGTCTCCATCCTTAAAATGAAGATTTACAGCTGTCCAGTCGGTAGTTTTAGAAAAATCGATGCCAGCTATACACTCATGACCGCGAAGTTTTCCGTCATATATTTTGTCTGTTTTTTCAAGATTCTCCCAGCTTGTGACCGCAAGTTCACTGTTGGACTCTCTTATATTCATTCGTTTTGTCATAAAATCCGGAAGTCTTGCAGGATTTTCTTTCCATTCACGATACTCTTTTCTGATTTCGTTCAACAGATTCGGCATGTAAAAGAGTGATGGATTAGCCATATACCAGTTCTTTTCATCATGCACATCATTTTTTGAATTCAGCCGGCATATAAACGGAAGAAGTCCGTCATCCGGCTTATCTTCATAAAGTATTCCTTCACATTTTTTTATAAGTTCATCAAGCGGACCGTCAACCACATTTCCATTAGTCGTGTAGATCGTACGCCTGGGATGTTTCTTTTTTCCAAGTCCGGTAGTAAAAACATTGATATTGTCATAATTTTCATAAGCATGGTACTCATTAAAAATAACACAGCCTGAACGCAGGCCGTCCTTTCCTTTGGCGTTGTTTGTATGTCCGTGAATAAACGAATTTCTTTTAAGTCCTCTTATACTCTCCTGAGTCCAGTGAAAAAAACGCAGCATCTTCTTTCTGTTTCTTTCAAAGGCTGTCACGATATCCTTTGCAGGTCGTTTTGCCTGTGTTTCATTATTTGCACATATATCCACATCATACTCATTTACAGGATTGTATGGACTTATAAGCGAAAGAGATTCAAGTGATATAGTACCATCTTTGCCGTTTCCACGTCCCATCAATATCAATGCATCAGGCCACCTTGGAAGTCCGGAATTCCTCCAGTATGTACACAAATGCAGCCCCAGAACAAACTCCTGCCATTCAAACATCCTTTCAAAATCAAAATATTTTGATAATCCAAAATAACTTTCTGCCTGTTTTACATCAACATAAATATCATCATTTTCAAAAGTTCTGATTATCAATTTTCTAAGTGCCCACTGATCTTCGCAGAATTTTTCGCAATGATCGTCCATAAAATCAAAATATCTTTCAACAAAAAAAGGAAGTCTACAATTCATCGTCACTTCCTCCTGATACAGTATTTTCACTAGGCTTTATTCCCAGATATTCCAGAATTTTAATCATCTGCTGATTATATTTAAGCAGCAGATCATAACTTTCATTTTTCTTTTCGATCGGCAGTCCTTTAGAATTATAGGTTGTGATCCTAACACCGTTTTCATCGATATCTTCCTGAAGAGTATCCTTTTTGACAAGAAGAAAGATATAGTCTTCTACAAGGTCCTGAAAATATTTTCCATCAAGCCCTTTGTACTTAAGCTGATTTTCTAAATCCTCTCTAATTCTAGACTGCTCTGCTGTTAGATTTTTTTTCGGTATCCGCATAAAATCACCTCCTCATGTACACGCGCGAATTTTTTATGAAATGTCATCCCCACTCCCCGTTCTCCAGTAACAGGTTTAAAGACCGGATTTTTTTGACGGGGGGTATCTGTTTTACAACCTGGTCGAAAATAAATTTATTTAGTATTTTTATTTCTGATGTTTCTTTTTTTCTTTGGAACGACTACAAAGACTTCATGTCCTCTATAATATGTTACAGTTTTCTTATTACCATCTTTCTTCATTTACAAATTTATCCTTTCCAGTTTCAAATTTATGGCGTTCATCTGTATGTTCCAGCTCGTGACAGCTGAAGCATAAAGTTTCCAGATTGCTGTCCTCTAATGCAAGTTCCGGATAATCACGCAGATGCTTTATATGATGAACATATGCCCGCTGTGATTTTTCTTTTGCTTTAGGTTTGACGATAGTTACTTTACCGTTACGTTTACACTCCTGACATTCACAGTGATCACGTTCGATAATATGCTTTCTTTTATTCTTCCATATGCTGCGAATATAGAATGCATGCATATCGTCTTTTCTTATACACTCGTTAATAAATTCAAGTAGTTTCTCATCCATCTTTTCTGTCACCTCATTTTAAACTGCCAGCCATGCAGGACTTGAGGGAAAGGAATGTCATACATGATTGACAGTTTAAAATAAAAGAAACCCTTTCGAGTTTCTTCCTGACAAAGTGTTGATTAACTGTTGATTGTGGTGTTCTTTCAAAATTTCCACAATACCATAATAACACATAAAAGTAGGTTACATTGTCACCTCTTTTATTTTTTTAAAACTTTTTTTACTGATTTATTAATAAGTTTATATAAATACTGTCTAGCAAAGTTATAACGGTTAGCTACCTTTGTATGATTGTAACCACAAACATACAGTTCCACCATCATGATTTGAATGTTAATAGGCAACTGATCGAACAGTATTCTTACCTCATTTATCTTACGAATATATTTATCACGTTCTAATATTAATTTTTCTTCATCAATCAGCAACGAATTTATTCCCTGCATACTGAACGGTATTTTATTCTCAACATGGTACTCTTTCGGCGCTACTGATTTTACCCCCACAAGCTGAACATGTATTGCTTCTAACTGATTAGTTAAAGATATGATTTTACGGTTGTAATAACCGCATGATGTTACATCTCTGATAAACTGTTTAATATCTGCTTTTGTTACTTCATTTTCTTCCATTAAGCCTCTCCTTTAATGTTTCATAATTATCTGCGATATAGATATATGTATTTATGTCCAGTCCACTGTACTTCTGCCTTTCATGGCTGTATATACTTGGCTGCTTTGGATAATCTTTAAATATGTGATTAATAGCCGCTTCATATCTTTTAATATAATCAGACAGTACCTTATCACTTAAATTCTCATTCTTCATACGTTGCACCTATTAAATCTGCTAAATCCGTTTTAGTTGCAGTGGCTTCCAATACTTCTCCTCTTTCATAAAGCGGTGCTAATAGATAACGATATATTAACGTTGTAGCTATATCGTCAATATCATCTATTAAATATTCTTTTACATTATTTCCTTTATTACCATAATTGATCAATTCATCAAGGGCTATAGGAAACAAAATGTTTTTATTCATTTTTTGAGACATCTCAAAAATATCATAAGCACGCTGAATATTTGGACAAACAATATAAATAGATCTATTATGTGCCCTATTGATAAGTCTTGTTGTTTTTCCTTTGCGTCTTGCTAATTTAATCAGTTTCATTATTTTCCTCACATCCATCACATTTGTTAATACCATCCCAACCAACAAAGCAAGCATGTTCTTTTTTTAATATCTTTTCAAAATACTCACAAATTCCATATTGATTATCATTAATTTCTCTATAAAATTTACAATCAGAACAATTTTCAGGTGTTTCATATTCAATAATTTTACCCATGTTTCCTCCTCTTAAATGACGCAATATATCCAAGATGTTATATTGCATTTATATTTTCTCTCTAACCCCTTGTCACATATGCAATTAGAGAGATTTTTTAATCAAAATAGTTTTTGTTCATTTTCTAAATCCTCCTATGTCCTTAAATCTCTTTTATTGCTTAATTCATAAGCAATCTGATTTTCTTTGTTGTAGCCTATTGGAATGATTGATTTAGGACCGCTTCTGTTTTTCTCGATAACTAGATAATAATCTTCTGTGCAGTCTTTTTCGTTCTTCCAGACAAATATAACCTTGCTTGCACTTTGCTCCAGCTCACCCGAATCTCTTAACATTGATAAATTAGGCTGTTTTGCATTTTTGGTTGCTTCTCTGTTTAATTGACAAAGTCCAATAATCGTACAATTGTTATCCAAGCTCATTTTTCTTAACTCCTTGGCTACTTCTGTCATTTTTTCATAACTGTTTTTAGCACGTACACCAATAAGCCCTACATGGTCCACAAACACTATAAAATGCTTATCGCTTTTGTAGCTCATAATAAACGATCTTAATTTATCCAATGTTGATGAATGATTGATAATGTCAGTATGTCTTTTTGAAATATCATCAATTGCATCATTAACAACATTCATATTTTTTTGTGGCAGTGTCTCATATTGCTCAAGCATTTTTTGATTTAATTTTGAATTGATAGAAATAAGTCTTTGATACAGCTCCTCTTCTACCATTTCGAAATTGAAATATACACAAGGATAATTGCGAGACAGGTCATCTAATAGATTTATAGCTATACCTGATTTACCTACACCGGTAGCACCGGCAAGTATAACAAAATCATTCTCTTTTAGATTTAGTTTCTTTTCCAAAATTGTAAATCTAGTAAATTTGATATTATTCTTGTGTTTAGTGATAGAACCTTTTAACAGTTCTTTAGTAAGCCTCGTCGATGAATAAGACCCTAAAGATGCAAAATTGTTTGTATCCTTGTAAAATTCATCAATTGTAATTTCATCATTCTGCAGCTTTTTAGCAGTTGCTAATAAGGCTTTCTTTTTATACTCCTTAACAGCATAGTCCTGATACTGTTCAAATAGAGCAGTTGTTGCGGTACTTGTAGAACAGGCAATAACAAGATCAACATCAATTCCCTTTACTGCTAGGATATCCTCTAAAATAATAGTTTTATTTTCCTTATACGACTTTTTTATAGCAGTAAATATATCGCGATGCTTTTTATCAAAATATGACGGTTTTAGAATAGTTAAATCCAGAAGCTGCGGTTTAACAAGAAACATACCGATTAGATCATCCTGATAATTATTCATATCCGCTCATCCATTCATTATCATCATTTGTATTGTTTTTAGAAACTGTACTGATTTCATCTTCCCATCTTTCGCCGTGAAGCCATGTAGAAGCATGAGGGATAAATCTTTCATTCTGCCACTGTTCTGTCTCTTTATAATCAACAACTGCGCTTAACATCTTTTGCAGTACAGTTTCATCGGTACATTTTTTAACAAAAACATCAAATGCTTTTTTCTTGTTTGTATGTCTTGGATATACACTCCAGAATCTTTTAAATGCATCATTTTTATCAAATTTTGCACTATATATATTACTAGTATTATATTCTATATTATTGGGTGAACTTTTTTCACCACCCCCGTGAACTTTTTTCACCCCTGGTGAACTTTGTGACACTACTTTGTAACTGCAAAATTTAACACCATTTTTCTCTTTTTCTTCTTTGATAATCAATCCGTTTTCAACAAGAACATTTAATACTTTAGTTACATTTCTTTTTGTAGTATTGGTCCAATCCGCTAAATATTGTCTACTCCCAGTATAAGAATCATCGCCATTTTGTGAAAAGCCGTAAATAATTGCATAAATAAGCAGTGCACTTCCACTTAATCCTAGTTCTGAAACCATCCATCCTAAAATTGTTATGTAATTGCTTTGTCTAACTTTAGTCTCCATTTTATAACTACCTTCCATTATACTTGTCGCAAGCTATTACGCCGGCATTAAAAGCACGTCTAGATACTGCAAGTTCTTTACTTTTAACTTTTTTTGGCTTTACAACGTTATTAACATAATCTCTAACAATTTTGGGAACACCTAAAGAAATTAATTCATATTTTTCGAATTCCTGTTTTAGTTCTAGTTTATTTTCATTAAAGAATTCATCTAAACGATTCGCAAATCCAAGACAGTAACTTCTTTTTAGCACTCTTGCATCACACGGAATATAATCTTGTAAAACTGAAGTAAAATTATAACTTGCTTTTTTCTTATATTTTTTTACATATCTAGGTAATTCATTATTAATAAATACTGTAATGTTTTTTTATTACCTCTACAGCTGCATCAACATCATTTTTCAATCCGTATATTTTAGGAATAAATCTATTTTTTCTTGAAATATATAGAAATTCACACCTAAATTCATCACTTACCACTTGTAAAATACTCATCATAAAATTAGGTGTGATGTCTAATACAACCTCAATTACATCATCTTCAGTCTTAGATTCAATATCATTTAATTCTATATTATGTTTAGCCATTAATTTATGCGCCTTTTTAACTGCTACAAAAACTTCATTTTCGCTAGCGTTAGGATCATTCGCGGTATTCATAAGTTTTTTTATTTTTACTATAATATCATCCATTGTTGCCTACCTCCATAATTTCAACTATTTCTAAAACATAATATTTTTTCCACGGTTCAGCTCCCCACTCTTCTTTTCCGTATCCCTTTTTAATCTTAACTCGAGCTTTTAAATATGGTGATTTGCGTGAGTAGCCATTTCTAAAGATTATATCTTTAAATTCCTGGTAGTCTAATCTTGATTCATAATACCGTTTTATTTCACGATATTCTTCTTTCTTTTCACCGCTTAAAATCATATCAAACCATTTCTTTTTAATTGGTAATACTAACATCTTTATTTCCTCCATCTTAATTAATGTTTTAGTGCAAAATGTTTAACCATTTTTCATAATTAAAAACTTTTGATGCTTTTTTTTGATGTTATAATTCTGTAAATTCAATCCGTTTTAAATTGTTAGCTTCTAATTCATATGCCATATAATCACCATCGCTATCTAATTCATTTGTATAAACCATTAAACTTCCATCATTAAAATATACATCTTCGAATTGATCAATATTATATTGGTATATTTCATTGTTTTTATATTCAATAGTTACTTTCATTGTTTGTTAATCCTCCAATCTCTTATAAAAAAGTTACATAATCCCTAAGAGTGTCAATTTTTTTGATAGATAACCTAAATCGTTTAAACTCTATAGCCATCAACACTCTTGGCAATTTTTAATCAATTAAATTTCTAAAAAAAGTTACCGTGACCCCGATTTACGTAAAATCGCACTTTCGAGGTACTTTTTTAGGCATTTTCAAAATCATTAAATCCTAATTCTATATACTTATCAGGGTCTATTTCTTTAAGCATTTTTTCAAATTTCGGTTCACTGTATTCCTTGATAAAAGGTTTATAAGATGGCTTCTCTTTCACATAGCCATGAATGAAATAATTATCTTTATTTGTTTTGTATACATCTATGTCATACCATTCATAAAAATTCATTCCACCAAAACTTGATATTTTTCTTTTCTGCCTGAAACTGTATATTTTTTCAGCCTTTTCAGTATCATACAGCAAATTACCTATTATTTTTTTCATCTAAATCACTCCAATCTAATATAATTTAGTTCCACAATAAAAACAGTATTCAAACAACCCTGGATCAACATCGGTCAATTCATCACCACATGCAGGACAAAACTTTTTTCCCTCAATTATGCATGGCTCTTGAGGTTCTTCTCTTTTTAACAGTCTTTTATTTTGCCGCTCCAACCGTTCGATATGTCTTTCCATTTTGGCCGATTTATCGATTAATCCCTTTATAGGTTTTAATACCTCATGCACATCACCCATACGTAAAACAGCTTTTGCATTGCTTCCCTCATATGCATTCATTTCTAAAAAAACTATTGCTTGTTCTAATGATATTTCTTTATTTTCCATTTTTATCCCCTATCCAATAACGCTTAATTTCATTAAAGACGTGTGTTTTGAAGTGTCCTAATGGTCTTTCTCTAAAATAACAAATGAACAAGTAACCTACTAATTCCTGCTTAACAGCAAAAATAGAATTACAGGAACATCCTATTTTTGTAGTTCCAATTCTTAACGTTTCTGTTTGTCCTTTATCGCTAACAATATAATCATAGTCTTCTATTCCAAATGCCGAACATATCGGTTTAATTTCTTTTAGCACCTCGATACGTTTTTCTTGAAGATATTTTAAGTAATCATTCATTTTCATCATCCTTTTCTTTCTGTCCTAAATAATCAATAATTAAAATCGTTATTATTGCTTCTGCAGCGATGGTCAGGATTACACCTAACCAAAAATCACTTATCATTTATGTACTCCTCCTAAGTAAACTGCTTCTCTATCATTTTCCGCATCTTCTTTACCCCAACAAATATACAGGAGTGTTACATTGGGTTCATCGTGGTTATACATCTTCATAAGAGTTAGAAGATTACCACCATTGGCATAATACTGATATCCGAATGTTTTTCTTAAACTGTGCATACCAAAAGTAAAATCGATGCCCACTTCCTTCGCATTTCTAGATACAATTTTATGTGCACGCTGTCGCGTTATAGGATAAACGTATTTCTTACCATTCTGAACCTTCTTTTGTCCAAGAAACAAATAATCATAGTCTGTTAGATTGTTTCTATTTATGTAATCCAAAACATCATTATGCAGTTTCTTATTCATCTTAAAATTTTGCATCTTAGCAGTCTTATTTTCCTTTATATGCACGTATCCTTTTTTTACGTCTATTACCCTTAGTTGAAGTAAATCCTCGGCTCTGAAAGCTGTATTAAAGCCTAACATGCACATCATCCAGTTACGATCAGCTTGGTATTTTTTTACAGGTGTTCTGGCCTTATCTCTTTTTCTTAAAAGATTGAACATAAATTCATCAAGCTGCTTTTTGTCTTTTATTGGTAAGGTTTCATGCTGACCGCCAAAATGCTTTATTCGTCTTGCCAATTTATCACCCCTTTGGTGCAATATAACCTATATATTATATTGCATTTATATTTTCTCTCTAATCCCATATGTACCAACGGATTAGAGAAATTTTTTTATTAAAATAGTTTTTGCAGTTTTTCTTCCTTGTTTGATTAACTAACTGTTTTGCCATATAATCTCTTTAAGGAGGTTTATTATGGATAAAACAAGTAAAACAGTGCTAAACTATTTTAAAAATTTACCTAATCAAAGATTACTGTACTTTGATTCAAATGTAAGCGATGCTGCCAAAGAATTAAATCTTTCAACTAGCGAATTTCAAGCATGTTTGAGATTTTTAATTGAAAACAAATATCTAGAAATAATCAATTCATCAAAAGGACGTAAAGCCGGTGTCGTGCTGTCTCATACTGGTTTACATCATAGCGAATTTAAACGAATAAGTACGATAAATTATTTAAAAGATAAATGGATAAGCATATTTGCTCTAATTGTTTCAATAATCTCATTAATAATTTCATTATCTAAGTTATAAAAATATCGATATAAGAATTGCTATTGTGGATATGATTAAACTCAAAATATCTATCACATTAGCTTTTTTATCTTTTTTCATTAATTGTTGTTACTCTCCTTCAATCATTTTTCTAATATTTTCAACTGCATTATCTTCGATTGCTTTAATTTCAGTTGTCATTGCCGTAATTTTTTTGCTGTGCTTATTTTCAGCGATGTATCCTAAACAAATTAATGTATTAAAGATTTCCTGAGCATAGTCCCTTATTTTCTGCTGTCTTTGCAGATCATTAAATTCTTCATAAGTTATCTTCAATTTGCTACTCCTTTTAATATTCGAATCCACCAAAATAATAATGATCTTTGTGGATAGTAACTCTTGTAATTTTCTTCTTTTTAAATATCTTTCTAAACTGTTTTACTGCCTTTTTATAGGCTATTTCCCTTGTTTCTGCATAAATAACTAAGGGTAGTACAATTACCTCACTTTCTATGTAGACATAATATTTAAACATCGCCTTCTATGCCTAATCTGCCTTCAAGCTCGATAATATATTCATTGTTGTTGATAATCTGGCATTCAGCTGCTCTCAGTTTTTTTAACACTTCATCAAGATTATTTTCAAGCTGTTCAATGCGTGTATGCGCCTGCTTAAGTTCATTCATTACATAGGTTTCTGTACTTTTGTATTTATCCATTTCCACACCTCCAAATATTCAGTTTTAACTTATTTTTATTTGCCCACTCTTTTACAAATTCCTTTACATGATCATCTGGAATATAATCATTTTTACCATAGCACTGTTTTATCTCTTTTTGCTTGAGCTCCAATGTTACATACGGTCTATTCGGCTCTTCTTTTTTTCTTATAAAGAATATTTCTGTTTGATTTTCACAAACCCTGTCTATGTACTGCTTAACGCAGTGGTTTAATACATTAGATTCCTCTATAAGTTCACCACTGTTTCTGCATGGACAAATTAAATAATTATCGTTAAAATAAATATATTTATCGTATTTTCGAGAATTACTGAGTATTTTCTTATCCTTTTTTTCATTTCTAAGTACATATATATTTTTATTTAATTCATCGTGTGCTTTTTTTAAGTCTGCGGGGTATCGATTGGATGAATTCATAATCATTGCAATCTCTCTACCCATTTTGATATAGTCGGTGTAAAGAATTATTACATTGTTTATGGAATACGATACATATCTGCCCGTTGCACTCATTTCACACTGCCTGTTCATATAGTCAAAGAGCTTTTGTGTTGGATTTATGTTACATTCAATAAGTGTTTTATAAAGTACGTATTCAGGCATATGTTTAATCTTATATTTCCTTATCCACTCTAAATTTTTTCTAAATTCAGTTAAAGGAAGTTTTAAATGCCTTAAATATTCTATATCGTTCTTATCTATCCCTAAAAATTGTGGCATAGGTTTGGTAAATCTTAACCCTGCTGTATTTCTTATTAGATGCTGTAGTCCCATCTTGGCCAACATTTCAATCTGTTTTGGATGATCATCATATTTTTTTAAATACTTAAACAGTTCCTCTACCCTGTAATCGGTAAATTCAAATGCACAGTATTTATGAATCGAACTGTCTAGAAAATGCCTGTAATCATTGTGTTCTACGACCTTGTATTTTATGTTGTCATAAAAAATATAACTGTCTACATTGTTCTTTTCCCAGAGCATTTCATTTCCATTTACATTAACGGTGTAGGTAAAGTAGTTTCTATACCAGTTACCTGTAAGGATTAAAATACCACCAAAAGATGATGCATAAACTCTATTGGTAACCATCTGTTTTAGTCCTGCCAGTTGTCTTTTTACTTCGTAAATATACCTGTAGAATTCTTTATTTTCGAATCCCTCTTCGATGTAAAATGAGCGACATAGCAAACGTTTTTTATATGTACTGTAAATATTTACTATTTTTGCATTAACAACTCTTTTTCTTTTAGATCTGCCGATTTCTTCAGGGGTAGCGAAATACTGTTTAAAATAATTCTCGGAATATTTCCTAAAACTGTGATGTTCAAGTTCATAGAGCAGTTTCTCTTCCAGTTTCTTTTCCATTAAAACAGACTCATCTGCCCTTCTGGAATATCCGGCTTCTTTGCTTTTTTGGTTTTAGGCTTAGATTCAACTGTTTTTTTACTTTCCTGCTTTTGTTTATCTACACCTGATACTGTTCTCACATTTCCTGAAAGTTTATTTATTTTTATTTCATCTTCCTGATAATAGTGAAGAGCCATTTGATACAGTTCGTCATTATCCCATCCAAAATAGCGGTTATTGACTGCTTTTTTATAAACTTCCCCGGTTATATAATCGGCACACTCGCTCAGAGATTTATTTTCTTTTGCTAAGTTAGATGCTAAAGTTAAATCCTCTTTAGCACGTTCAAGCAAATATAGTCCTATCCCTTTTTCAAGAGATCCGTCTTTGTATTTTTTTATTTCTTCCTCGATTTTATCCATAAAATCCCTCCTTTTTCCTAAAAATGGTGCAAATAAAAACAGTACCCTAAAAACACTGTTAAAAACCTATATATTTTTTATTATCTCGACGATAAAATCGAGAATGATACCAGAAGCTCCCGCAGCTATAAAACCTATCAAAATAATAATTAAAACGATTGTATAAAAGCCTCTGGCATTAAGCCTGTTAATGTATTTTTCCATTTTCGATATCCTTTATCAGATTATCGATAAGACATGCGCTTACAGCTGCGACTGCGGGGTATACAGAAACTTCAAAGCGAACATATTTTGCAACATCCGGATACGCTTCGATAAGCTCCTCTAAAGTGTTAGAATCAACAACGCGTTTTATTTCATTTAAACGTTCAATAATTTCTTTATCCACCTTTGACACACTCCTTTTTATAGTCTATAATTAACGTGGTTTCATTGATTAGCTGCTACTGGACATAGCAGCTTTTTTTCGTTCTAATTCAGCAAAATCAAAAACCTGCTTTGCAGTTAGACCTACGTAATCTAACAGATATTTAGAACGAATTCCCAAGAAAACACGTTTACCGCTTTTTTCTACCATGCAAGTAATTTCTTCGTTTATTTCATTAGCTCTTTTGTCACTACATGGAATAAATTTTTTTATATCTGCAATATTTGCATAACCCTTCATCAAAACCTTTTCACGCTCAATATTGATAGTTTTTAATGTTTTCTTATGTGCCATATCAATACTCCTTTCTTTTTTGATTTATTTTTCACCTTTGCTATAATTTACTTATCGACACTGCAATGTCGAAATTTAAATGAAAGCGAGGTGAAATAATGAATAAAGCTAAAATTACCTTTTCCAATAATGAAAATTTAATATTAAACGAAGGCGATGAAATAATACCAATTACGTGTATAAATGATATAGGCGAACCATTGACATCGATGGATAAGACAATTAAAATTGAAAATCACATACATAACGGATTAATCCCTTCAATTATGAATTTTGCTTGTAATAATGATTTCTTTTACTTGAATTATGACTACAATGTAGTTTATGGTTCAAAAACAATTGTAAAAATTGAATTAATTTAATTTACTCCGTGCGTTATTTATCAATTTGTAACGCACTTTTTTCACGCTCTAACATTATTTTTAGTTCTTCATTTAAATATTTTGCAAAAAATAGATTACACTTCCCACTCCAAATTAAGGATTTAATAATTTTTTTTATTTTTTCATCTATTTGATCATATGTTTCACATTCTTTCTTTAATTCGTTATATAAATCAAAAGAAAGTGAATCAACTTGTTTTTTTATTTCCAGACCTATTAAATCTAAATTTACATTCATTCTAATTACTCCTTCTATGGCTTTAGTCTACAATAATCCAATCATTACTTATAATTTCTTTTGGAGCTATACTGTACTGAGATATTGCTCTTTGTACACCATAAAATTCGAAACAAATCAGGTTATTTGGATATGGCTTTAATTTTAACCTGTACCCATTTCCCATACATTGCTCGTTATTAGGTAATGCGATGCACTTATTTTCAGTTTGAGCCTGTTTAATTGCTTTTACTATATCCATATGTAACTCCTTTTTGATTTATTTTTCACCATTGCTATAAGCATTCACCAGTCCCTCATAACGGGTTGATATTTTTTTATATAGATTTTCACTTATTCTCATAAAAATCTCTTTATTGAAATATCCACATTCATTTTTACATTCAAGATACAATATATTTAACATTTTGCAGAGTTCCACATTCAAAATCCTGTCAAGAAATATCTCTGCATTAAAAAGTGTTTTATTGTTTTTAATACTTTCTAGAAACAGTTCAGTATCTATATCATTAGAATTTTGCTTATACTCTTTTTTGTTTTCAGTAATAATATTAGAGTCACAATAGAATTTATCTTTATAACCCATCAGTATCTTAATACCCATAAGGTGCTGATTTATTTCTTTTAGTTCCTTAATAACTTCACTTTGTGATTCCTCTTTTAACATTAATTCAAACGCTTCATCTTCAACAATACCACCACTCTCTAAAATCTCTCTCGTTGGATGTTTTGACATCTAGTTCACCTCGTTCACACTTGAAATTTCAATTTGTAGATTATGATCAGGGCGCCAACCGCTTAAATATTCTTTTGCCTTTTCAAAGTCTATCTTTAGGGTATCCCTGTAGCTTGGAATCTTGAAATAATCCTTATAATCTCTCCAAAGTTGACAAAACACCTTGTGATGAAGTTCTAAATATGCCTGACTGTCTTTACCTCCCAAGACTCTAACTGCTGTCGCACTTGCAATTTTTCTTAGCGTGTACTGCTTTCTACTGTCTACAGTAGTTGTGTTTTCTAGATTGGTTACGCGACTGTCAATATGTTCAACCTTTTCATCAACTTCCATTAGTGCAGCGTTTTGAAGTTTTAATATTTGCATAGCTGACATACTTTTTACTTTGAAATAAGTTTCTTCTAATACATCAAACTGTTGCCATGCTTTGTCAGTATCCAAGATTTTACTGTGGCGGTTTGCTCCACGTTCGGTCCATAAGTATAATTGAGGTGTGCGTTTATCAACTAGGTAACTATCGGTTACTGAGTTCTTAAATTCTTTCAATTCATCGCCTTTCAACAAATAATAATCTCTTCCTTCAACAAATCTATCTTTATTCCTTTTAAAATTCATTTTGATGTTATCAGTAGATGTCTCGTAAACATCTGCTAACTGCTGAGCTGTTAAAACTCTAATTCCTTCATATTCAATAATTTGTAATTGATTCATAAAATTCCTCCTTTTCATTCTTCTAAATCTGTTTTGAATAAACTATCGATTGACGTGATTTTAATTTTTTGCAATATTTTTACTCTGATACTCTAAATAATGTTCACTTAAAGCGAATTTATTTCCTAAAAAAATAAAATCTTTAGGCATACCGTATATTTTTGATAACAAATCTAAATTAGCTTCATCAGGAAGAAAGATTCCGTTTTCCCAATTAATTAAAGTTCGCTCGGTTTTATTTATTATTTTTGAGACAGCAGATAGCTTTAGACCTGAATTTATTCTGCACGCTTTTAGTGTTATTTTAGGCGACTCACTTTTGTTCATCTCTCAATCTTAGCCTCCTTTCACATAAACTATAACTCACTTAAAGTGAATTGTCAATCAAAAAGTGAATTTTCTTCAAATTATTATTGTTTTTTCTCGCTTTAAGTTATATCATAATTATATGAATAGAGGTGAAAACATGAATGATAAAGATATACAAAAACAAATTTTTGCAAGAAATTTAAAACATCAATTAAGTCTTGCTAACAAAACTCAAAAAGATTTAGCCGATGACTTAGGATACAATACAAGTATAGTATCTGAATGGGCAAATGGAAAAAAATATCCAAGGATAGATAAAATACAGGCTATAGCTGATTATCTTGGAATTTGGAAATCGAATCTAACTGAAAAAATAGAAAATCAAAATATGAGTGGTCGTGGTGTTAGTATTCCAGTTGTTGGAAAAGTAATTGCTGGTATACCTATTGATGCAATTGAAGAAATAATAGATTATGAAGAAATTGATATAAAATTGGCTAGTACTGGCGAATTTTATGGATTAAAGATTAAAGGCGATTCTATGAGCCCAAGATTTTTAGAAGGCGATGTAGTAATTGTAAAAAAACAGAGTAATATTGAAAACGGTGAAATAGCAATTGTTTTAGTAAACGGTAATGAAGCGACTGTAAAAAAAATAAAGAAAATGGACAATGGTATTATGCTTATCCCGTTAAACAATTCATATGAACCTATCTTCTATAACGCAGAGGAAATAAATACATTACCTGTCCAAATAATCGGAAAAGTGGTTGAATTAAGAGGAAAATTTTAATCTATCACAAAATAACTTTATATTATCTAAGGAGAAGATCTATGAAAATGACATTTAAAAAGGGAATTTTTTATTCGCTTGTTTTATTTACTCTGTTTGGAATATTAGGAATTATCATAATGATTTCTCAATTTAATAAATACGGTTTTTTTGGTATAATATTCTACATTGTTTGGTCTTGTATAGGTGCTTTTTTTGCCTTAAAATTAAAAAAAATATATTTTTAG